CATCCCCAACCAAGGCAAGGGAGCCGCGGCCATGCGTATTGCCGCCAGCCGGCGTCACCTCAACAAAACATGGTTCAACTCGACGCCGGAAGTCGATAGCTTCCGCGAGGCCTTGGGCTGGTATCACGAAAAGCGGGATCCTGCCCGAACGATCGGCTTAGGGCCAGAGCATGACTGGTCTAGTCATGGGGCCGATGCCGGCGGCCTCATGTGGATTTGCTACGAAGAACCGAGCACCAACAAACGCGTGAAAAAAGACAGCACGCCAAGACGCGGCCATCGCCGCGGCGGCGGCTGGGAGACTCGATAAGATATGGCGACAGCCCGGACCAAGAAAACTGCCAGCAAAGCGACGGAAAAGAGTCCGGACGAGAAACTCCTCGAACAAGCCCGCGAGCGGTGGAAGATCGCTGACGAGTTTTGGTCACCGATCATCAAGAAGGCGCTCGAGGATATCCGCTTTGTGGATTTGCGCGAGCAGTGGAGCGCGCAGGCCATCACAGAGCGCGACCTCGATGATCGTCCAAGCCTGGTGGTGGACAAGCTCAGTCAGTATGTGCGCCAGGTCGTCAATGATGCCCGACAGAACCGCCCACAGCCTAAAGTCAGGCCCGTTGACGATAAGGGCGATCCCGAAGTCGCGAAGATCATGGAGGGCATCGTCCGGGATATTCTGACGGCCTCGAGCGCCGACGATGCAACTGACACGGCCATCGATCGCGCCGTTAAGGGCGGCATCGGCTGGTTGCGGGTTATCACCGAATGGGAGGATGCCGGCTGGACGCAACGTATCCGAGTCAAACGTGTCCGAAACATATCTTCCGTGCGCATCGATCCCTTTTTCCAGGAAGCCGACGGCAGTGATATTCATTGGGGCTTTTTCGTCGAGGATGTCCCGAAGTCGGAGTTCAATCAAAAGTGGCCCGACGCCAAGAAAAATGATTGGAGTCTCGACTTCAAGAACTTGCCGCAAGGCTGGTTGAGCGAGAAAACCGTCAGGGTCTGCGAGTATTTCTACGAAGAACCGACGGTCATGATGATGTTTCTCCTCGAAGACGGCACCGTCACGAAAGAGGAGGACTATCAGCTCGCCGTCACCAAGGGCGATCAGCCACCGCCGCCTATCGTCAAGCGCCGCGCCGTCAAGACAACTACCGTCCGCTGGTGCCGTCATACCGGGGCCGAGATTCTCGAGAAGAATGACTGGCCTGGCGACATGATCCCGATTATCCCGGTATTCGGCGAGGAGACGGACATCGAGGGCAAGCTCGAATTGCAGGGCCTTGTCCGCCGCGGACGTGATCCGCAGCGCCTTTACAACTACAGTCGCAGCGCCTATGCAGAACGGGTGTCATTAGCACCGAAGGCCCCATGGCTGGTGGCGGAGGGCACGACCGAGGACTATGACGACGAATGGGCGACGGCCAATACGCGCAACCATAACCGGCTGCGTTGGCGCTCCCGTGATGATGACGGTCAGGAGCTTCCGGAACCGCGCCGCGAATCCATGAGTGATGTCCCGTCTGGTTTCATTCAGGATATGCAACTCTCGGAGCACGATATTCAAGCCGCTCTCGGGATGTATAACTCCTCGATCGGCGAAAGGAGCAACGAGAAAAGCGGCCGGGCAATCATGGCCCGCCAGAAGGAAGGCGATACGGCGACCTTCCACTTCCCGGACAATCTGCGCCGTGCGGAGCGCTTGCTCGGCCGGCAGATCATCAGCCTCATTCCGAAGGTGCTGACTGGGCGCCAGGTCGCCAGAATGCTTGGCGAAGATGGCAAGGCGACCAATGTGCAGCTTGATCCCCGCCAGGCTCAGGCCGTCACGCGCAACGGCAGAAATAAGATATATAACCTCGGTGTCGGCAAGTACGACCTGACGATCACCGCCGGACCCAGCTACAACACGAAACGCATGGAAGCCGCGGACTTCATGAGCAACGTCGTCCAAGGCAATCCGCAGCTCATGCAGCTGATTGGCGACATCATGTTCCGGAATATGGACATAGCCGGCGCCGATGAAGTCGCCGAGCGTCTCCGCGCGACCTTGCCGCCCGAAATCCAGGCTTTGACCCAGGACGACGGCGAAAATCCAGAAGTGAAGATCGTGAAGGCGCAGGCCGCCAAGGCCTTGCAGGCCGCACAACAACAGATTGGGCAGTTGACCCAGGTGGTGCAGGCCTTACAGCAGCAAGTTACCGAAAAATACGGCGAGCACATCCTCAAGGATCGCAAAGCCAACATCGATGCCTTCAATGCCGACACCAACCGGCTTAAAGTCGTCGGCCCGGCACTCCAACCGGACGACATCAAGCAGCTGGTAGTCGAGATAATGGCGCGCATCATGTCCGAGCAAGCGGCCGGTGGTGGACAACCTGGGGCGTTCCCTTCCGCACCAGCCCCGTCACCGGCCGCCCCTGTAACACCCCCAGCAACACCCACACAGTAACCGCACCGGAGCGTATCCGGGCAATAAGGAGCAGACATGAGTGAAGCAGCAGACTCAGGCGCCCGCGCGCCTAGTGATTTACCGAATCGATCACCCGCCGGCGCTGAGCCGACGGCAACACCTGGCACCGGAGGCCCCACGGCGGGGACCGGAACGCCTTCACCGGAAGATCAAACTTCCACGCCGGCAGAGCGGACGTTCACGCAGAGCGAACTTAACGACATCGTTCAAAGACGGGTAGCGAAAGCACAGCGTCGCACGGCGCGCGAGACGGCACTGGAAGTCGAGAATCGGCTCCTGCGGGAACGCGTCAACGGCGGCGACGGAAGCGGCAGAACTGCCGAGCCATCCGGTCCCCCATCCCTCGAACAGTTTGACGGTGATTACACCAAATACAACGAGGCCTTGGTGGATTACAAGGTAAATGAGCGGCTATCAGCACACACGCGAGAGCAGCAACAAGCACAACAAAAACAGAGTGCCGAGACGGAACGTCGGAGTTTTCTCGACAAGGGTAATAAGAAATATCCCGAGTTCGAGGAGCTCATCATGGATGACAACCTCAAGGCCTCGTCAATCGTGGTCGACTTCACCCACAACACCGAACACGGCATCGATGTCGCGTGGTTTCTTGCCAATAATCCGGCAGAAGCCGAGCGCATATCGTCATTGCCCAGCGCGGCGAAACAAGTGAAGGAGCTTGAAGCAATCGAAGCGCAGCTGACTAGGCCGGCTATCCCAAGCACGCCGGACCCCATCACTCCGAGCGGCAACAATACCAAGGTCGAGACATCCCTCAAGGATGTCAAAGACCCGAAGGATTTTGCCGCCCGCCGGCGTGAATTTATTCGAACTAACAGGAGACGTTAATCATGGGCATGGCAAATGCTTTTGAAGTCGTTGACCTGGTCACTAAGGAAGCGCTGCGGATCGCCCACGAAAAGGCGACCTTCATCGGCACGACCGACCTGCAATACGACGAAACATTCAAATACAACGCCCGCAAGGGCAAATTCGGGCAGACCCTTCGGGTCCGGGAACCCAACCAGTACGTGCGGCGTCAAGGCTCCCGCGTCATGGATGTTCAGGATCAGAATGAGTCATCGCAAAACCTCACCGTCGCGACGCAGGACGGCGTCGATATGCGGTTCAACTCGGCGGAGCTCATCCAGTCCGTCAACAACGATGCCGCCTTTGATGACTTGAGCAAGAACTATATCGAGCCGGCCATGGCCGTCCTGATATCAGGCATCGAGGCGGATTATCTGGCAGCCTGCACGAAAGCGACTTATAACGTCGCCGGTACAGCGGGCACCGCAATCGCCGACCTCACCGCCATCGGTGCGGCTCGCGCCAAACTGAACCAGGGGCTTGCGCCCAAGGATCGGGGAAACCGCGCCGTGCAAATGGACTCCGTGACAATGGGCGGTCTCGTGAAGGGTGTCGCGTCTTATTTCGCGCCACAGGCTGACATCGCCGAGCAATATCGTGAGGGCATGATCGCCCGCACCGGCATGGCCGACTTCTACGAGAACGAGCGCGTGTGGACCATGACCAACGGATCGGACGTCACGGGTACGGTCAACGCCTCGGGTGGCGTGACGGACGGCGGCAACACGGTGAAAATCTATACCACCATCGCCGATGCTGTGCAGCTGGTCGGTATGGTGTTCACTATTGCCGGGGTCTATGCCTGCCATCCGGAAACGAAACAGGCATATTCGCACCTGCAACAGTTCACCATCACGGCCGCCGATCCGAGCACAACCGGGACCACGATCAGCCCCGCCACCATCTTGACGGGGGCCAAGCAGAACGTGTGCGCCTCGGATGGGACTCAGCTGGCGACGACGGACTTCGACAGCGCTACGCTGACCTTCGTCGGCTCGGCGTCGACCTCCTATGTGCAGAGTTTGATGTACCACAAGGAGGCCTTCCAGTTCGTGACCGCCGACCTGCCTATTCTGGACGACGCACAAAAGTGCCAAGTTCAGCAGATGGATGGTCTCAGCGTGCGCGTGTGGATGGGGTCCGATATCCGCAACGACGAGCTGCTCATGCGTCTTGACATCCTCTACGGCTGGGCACAGATGCGGCCGCAGTGGGCGTCACGGATGATCGGCAGCTAAGCCACCAACCCTCAACACTAGGAGACAGTCATCATGGGAATGGCAACGTATGAACGCCTTGACTATGGCAGTGCTGACGGCTCGCAGTGGGGCGGTGCGGCAGCGGATAAGGTCGCCTTCTATGGCGGCACACCCGTATCGCAACGCGCTTACAGCTCGGCCGTGCACGCTACCAGTGCTCAGGCAACCTCCGCTAGCTTTGGGGCGACTCAGCTCGCCACCTTGCAGGAGATACAAAAGACGCTGATCGGTCTTGGTATTTGGGCGACGGCGTAGTAAATTAAGGGTCGTAGAACCCCTCTCCCTGTGGGGCCGGCGAAAGCTGGCCCCTTTTTTTTAGGAGGCGACCCTGTGAGATTAGCGACTGGAAAAGATGTAAAGCCGAAAAAGAGCGTTGTTTTCTGCATTCCAACCATCACCAAACCCTATGCGGTGATGCTGCAATCGCTCAAGCGATCTATTCCCCATCTTGAAGCGGCCGGCTGGACGCATCACATGGTGAGCGAGATAGGGAATCCGTATATCAGCGCGGCGCGCAATGCCATGCTGCGCAAGGCCCTGGATGCCAAGGCCGAGGTGATCGTTTTCCTCGATCATGATCTCAGCTGGAAACCCACGGATTTACTCACCCTCATTGAGACCGAGGGCGATTATGTGTGTGGAACATATCGCTTCAAGCACGATGAAGTCGAATACATGGGTCGGCTATGGGTAAGTGCTAACGGCCATCCCATCGGCCGCGAGCAGGACGGCGCCATCAAGGCCTATTCGGCGCCGGCGGGCTTCATGAAGATCACCCGGCAGATGGTGCACCATTTCATCGCCACCTATCCGGAGTTGTGTTACGGCGACAAAACGGCGCCTACGATCGACCTGTTCAACCATGGCGCGAAAGATGGCGTGTGGTGGGGCGAGGATTATGCGTGTTGCCGCAACTGGCACGACGCCGGCGGCGAGGTCTGGATCGTTCCGAACCTCGACATCACGCACCACACGGACAAAGAGAAATACCCGGGTAATTATCACAAATACCTGCTAAGCCGTCCCGGGGGCAAAAATGCAGGAAAACCACCCACGAAAGGGGACATTCAATGGCAATCGTAAGAATGCGGCATGCGGCGCATGGCTATCACCATGCGTACAGTTCACAAGAAATCAAGGACATGCTTAAATCTGGCTGGCTTTTTGACACCCAAAAAGACGCCAAACTTGCGGGGTATGGGGTCGAATATGCTTGGAGGGATAGCGATGGCATCGGAGACGAAACGGCGGGCCATGGTCAGCGCGAGCCGGAAGCTGCGGGCCTTGGGGATGAGTACGAGGCAGGCGAAGAAGTACCGCAAGCAGCTGGTGCGAAAACTCCACGCCGAAAAAGACGAGGCAAGTAATTAATGGCCGACACGGGCACACAAATCCTGGATGATGCGCTCGGCTCAATCGGTATTCTCGAGCCGGGCGATACCATTGGCACCGGCGGTAGCAGCGAAGCGCAAAGCTATGCGACGGAAGCGCTGCGCAAGATGAACTCCATCATCCGCATGGATAACGCCGAAAACCTCATGATCCCGGCCCGGACGCGCAAGCTCATTACTACGAGCTCACAGTCCTACGAGTACACGATGACCGAACGACCGATCCATGTGGAGGGGATATCGTACAAGACAGACAATGGCGGCGATATCTGGCTGCGACGTATGGACATCCAGTATTTTGAATCCATCGTCGTCAAGACGGTCGTCTCCTGGCCGACACGATTCTTATACGAGCCGACATTCAACGTGGGAACCATGTTTTTTGATCGGACGGTCGAATCAGGGAAACAGTTCACGATGGTCTACCTCGCGCCCCTGACCGAGCTTGCCGCCATCACGGACACGATCGATACCCCGAACGAATACATCCCCTACCTCGAGGCGGAGACGGCGATCCTGCTCGCGGGTCGCTTCAACCTGGCCGTGCCGGCGGGTGTCGCCCGCAAGGCCAAGCGAGCCCGGGACATCATCAAGCGTCGTGCAGGCC